GTTTATGTTAGTGCCTATTGAGTATTTTTGTGTGAGTTTCCACTGACTCTTTTCTTTATAAGGTATAACCTTAATCTGAGAGAGTGGCGCTCTAGGCTCTTCTATTTTCTTTGAGTCAAGTACCTTGACAAGGTTCCATTGTCTTAATAAATCGACAATAGTGTTTCGTCTAGCGACATCTGATTCGTCAAAGTTTGTTTGTTTGCCATCGAGTTTGAATAACTCTTTGAAGTGGACAATGTAGTACTTGCCCCTTTTGTGTAGTATATGACATGACTGAAAGAGTTCCTTTTCTTTTCGAGACGCTACACCTATTCTAGATAGAGTTTCTCTTATCTTTAAGAAGTCATCCTTTTCAGGAAATGTTATTTCTACTAAGTCTTTTACTGATTCTAATAAGTCATCCATTATTCTTTCCACCAATTTTCATACTGTCTTTCAAGTCACGATACTGTTTATCACTTAATAACTCAAGATATTCTTTGGCCCTTTGTGAAGAGACACCGAAGGCGCTCTTTACAGTTTCCACTTTCTTACTTTCGAAAGGTTTGTGCCATTTAGAAAATCTTTGTCGTTTTCTAAGAGTATTTATGAAAAAACAGTATTGAAGACGGTGGCCAGTGCTATGTCTGGTATTCATCTCGTTTACTAGAAAGACTGCATCTTGGTGATAAGATGATGCCTTATTGATTAGGAATGGTTGATATGCTTTCTCTTCGATATCATCAACCATGATATCTTTTTTGTCGTAAGAGACCGACTTAACGAAGTCGAAAGGATTTCGTTTGGACATTTACTTTCCTGTATGAGCTCCGAAAGTTTTAAGGAGTTCTTCATCATTGAGAGGTTCGCCAAAGAAAACAATTTCGCCTGTCTCTCTAACTTCTCTCTTGACAACACCATTATTGAATTCTATATCGAGTACCGAACCATCGTTACCCCTAGTATCATACCAACAAGATGTTAATGAATGTGCATGAAGCGACTTAACGCCATTTGCCCATTCGTGTGCTAGGATTAATCTCCTCTGTCTATCTACTGTTTCGTTATATTGTGTCATTGTTTGCTTCTTGGGTTTCTTTGTTTATTCTATCCGCAGTTCTTTGAAAGGACTTTTCAAGTTGATTGTCAAACCATCTCATGAACCACTGTCTTAATTTACCCATTATGCTTCTTCGTTTGGATTCCACATAACTAAGTTTTTAGTTTTGAGTCTGTTAGCAACAATACGGTATCTGTTTCTTTCTTCTGTCCATTCTTTTAACCATTTGTGTCCATCTCTCTCTGCATCTACAAAGATTGCATTGGTAAATGCTAACGGTAATAGTATTGCAATATGTATGATGATACTGATTAGAGTATTGTAGTTAAAGAACCCTAAGTAGTTTGCAGCCAGAAACCCGAAGAACACACTCCATACAGTAAACAAAACTAACATAAAGTAAGTTTGTAAACTTGGGTCAGGTATATATTTTAATGGATTATATTTCACATCCATAACTCTTCGCCAACCGTTGACAAGTGCAAATGCAAGTCTTCTTAATAGACTTGGTTTTTTCATTATTGGTTCTACTTTCATTTCATTCTCCATCAATGTGATTTCTCACATACTCTTTTATTACATGCATACCATATGTTGCCCATGTAATTACTATTAAACTCCATACTAATAATTCAATCACTTAAACTTGCACTCTGACATAATCTCGGTGAGACATGCAGTGAAGTTAATTTCTGAATCCATAGCGAATGCAGCCTTGTACTGATAATCAGCGATGAACAAAACAGCTGCAGGTATAGAACTTGGTTCTAATCTTTGTTCGAGTGCATCAAATACCTTACGATATAAGCCATTGAAATCATTATCAGAATTCTGAGCAACCCATTTTCTCATGGCGCCCCAGTTTTTACCTGCAATCATATCAATCAATGGTGTGAGTTTTTCTTCTGATAATGTCGCTAGTAGCCCACTATCTATTACACCACTTGCACCATATCGTTGAACTTCGTTGATACATCGTCTGAAATCTGGAAAGAACTTTAGTATAAGTTCTACTAATACCTTTTCATCATACTGAATACCCTCATTGTCACATATAGATTTTAGTCTATCAAGGCCACCCATTGCGAGTGCTTGTTTTTCGTTCTTGGGTATTGTGAAATCAATTACAGTACATCTACTATGTAGAGGTGCAATGATTCGATTCTTGTAGTTACATGTAAAGATAAACCTACAGTTACTTGAGAACTCTTCTATGAAGTTTCTCAATGCAGGTTGTACTGAGTCAGCAGATATGTAATCTGCTTCATCAAGTATGACCACTTTCGGGCCACCTTGAAGAGATACAGTAGAAGCGAAGTTTTTAATCTTTGTTCGCAAAGTGTCGATAAGTCGGCCTTCGTCACTGCCATTGATGACAATGAAATCAGCTCCTAACTCGTTACAGAGTGCCTTAGCGACTGTTGTTTTGCCTGTACCTTGTGAACCACAAAGCATCAGATTTGGTATCTCGTTATTAGAAACAAACTCTCGGAATGTTTTCTTAACGCCTTTGGGTAGTATAGTATCGGCAATGATAGTTGGACGATACTTTTCTACATATAAAAATTCTTTTGTATTCATAATTAAGAAGAACAAACCCCTCCGAGTGTTCGTGTATTAGACCATTGATGATGAGATTCTAATACTCCCATGAAAGTAGCGGAGACTGGCGCTGTTTCACACATAAGTATTTATGCCTAAGCGCTGTAAGAACTATCTGGTTCTAAAGCAATAAAGTATTCTAAAGCCAAATCTTTATTATTGAAATGAGATATGCCTTTTGAGGATACTGCGACTGAGTAGTTGCCATCTAAAACTTTCAAGTTCTCAATCTTGAAGTTCATGGTGAATGTGTCACCATTGCCTTCGCCCACAACTCTACTGAATGTGTTTGAAGTTGTATTCTTCTTATCAGTTACTTGCATCTGAATTTTAGTCCCATCAGATGTAAGTATCAAATCATTAACACCCAATACTGAAGCTGCCTTTTGCAATTCAGTTAGAAGTGTAGAAGATAACTCTATATTAATCTCTGCCTGTGGCATAGTAATCATCTTCTCTGGTGAAGTGACCATACCCTCTGAGGCATAGAAGTAAGTTAGAGATGTATCAGCATCAGCAATACTCAATGACGCATCATTGAAATTGAATTCTGGATTCTCTAATAGACTAGTTGCACCTAGAAATTCTACAAGATTGTAGATACTAAATGACTTGTCGAATGTTTCTGGTATCGTAGCGATAGCCAGAATATTCTTCATGTTAGATATCGTCTTAAGTTGATTGCCTGAATCTACTTTGATACCCGAATTAATTGTAGCGAAGTTTTTTAATATCGCCTTTGTTTCACTTGAAATTTTCATTTCTTAGTCTCCATTTTTATCGTGATTATTTAAAGCAAGGAATCCATAATGAATTACTTTCAAAAGGTCGGCACGATTTTTCCCACCCTTTTTGCCATATCGTTGGGCATACTTTAAAATATTCCCAATACAAAAACCTTCACCGTGTCCTGCATCCATAATGAATTCAGTTGCCTGATACTTGTTCAGACTGTAGTGTTGGTCATAAGTTGAATCTACATATTGAGAGAACTCTTTTAGAAGTTCTCCCTCATTGTATTTGTAGTCAATGCCTCGTTGGACTTTGATTTTTGACTTAGTAAATAAACCCATATTAATCATTATACTCTTAAGAGTCTGTTTCGTCAACAGGGTTTTCTAAATGCACACCATCATCGACTTTAGTGTAAAGGTCGAGAACAGCGTTTCTAGTTTCTTCATCGAATCTAGATATGCACATTGTAATTGCCTTGAGTTTGTCACCAAACATCTTGTAAGCACTAACGATGTGAACTAACCTTCTGGTTGTAATCACATCATCAATGGCGCCTTCGTAATAAGTCTTTCTGATTATGTCAGCCCAATCAACTAGTTTCTTAACGAAGTCATCGTCAGCATCTCCAGTCAAAGCCATTTCTTGTTTCAGAATGTTTCTTTCAACAGTCACAGGTGGGTATTCTTGTTGCATGGTGATAGCGAATCTTTCGAGCATCGCCTCATTCATGATTTGAGTACCAATGAACTTGCCATCCTCAGACCCTTGGCCCTTAGTGTTGGCAGTTGCGACAACAGTGAAACCAGGAGTCGGTGTAACCCACTCGCCAGTCTTCTTGATTAGGTAACCTTTACCTTCAAGAACTGATTGTAAGCACATCATTTTGTTAGACCCTAAGTCTACTTCGTCAAGAAGAAGGACAGCGCCTTTTCTCATTGCCTTGATAACTGGACCTTCTCTGAAGATGATGTTACCATTCTGTAAAGTGTGACCACCCATTAGGTCGTCTTCGTCTGTCTCAATAGTGATATTGACTCTGAAGAGTTCTCTCTTCAACTGAGCACAAGTTTGTTCAATCATTAATGTTTTACCATTACCTGAAAGACCTGTCACAAAGAATGGAAAGAATATCTTAGATTTAAGAATGTTCTTAACATCTTTAGCATGACCAAAAGGTACATAGTTTGACATTTTCTCAGGAATGATTTTGACATCACTCATGATATTCACACTCTCAGATTGAGCGGCAACAGGCATCTGCTGAACCCTCTTAATCTGAGGAACCGCAAGAGGTTCTGGTTTATTAGAAACTGCAATAGTCGTGCCGTTATTATCGACAGCAAGAATAGGTTGAAGATTAAAGACTGAACCATCTTTAAAGTTATACCTGTTTGACTTCAGCCAATATGGAAAATGTCCTAGCGAATTGAATTGCTCTTTCGTGAATTGCAATTGATTCGGATATTTTTCCTTTAATGCCTGAATAAATTCTTTCCTGTCAGGTGTCAGGTGGAAATTTGCATTCCCTATATTAATCGACTCTGTTGGGTCGTATGTCCACTTACTCATAATTTGTCTCCGTTAAAGTAGTTTTTCTCATCAGTTTCCATCCTATCAAAAAGCGAGGGTCATTGTCAACCCTATTCAATTTCTTTTAGTAATCTTTCCATGTCAATTGCAATAGAAGTCTTCAGACCTTTTCTCATTGTAGTGTATGAATCGTTATTGACCCAAAATCTAAATGCCTTGCATTCAACCTCTTCTTCGCCACAAGCTTGTTGTCTTGGGCAATCAAATTTTACACACGGTCCTTTACCGACCTGTTGTATAGCTTCTTGAAATTTGTCTATGTTTATTGTACCTATCATTTGCATTATGCAATCTCCTTTATAAATTCGTTAGTTAGAAATCTTGATGTTGATTTGCCTCTCTGATTTCTTTTGAAAGCGGCAGTGATTCTGTTTTTGTTTGCACCAATGAACTCTTCGTCAAGTTCGTCATCGCCTGTCGTGGCAAGATTAGATGCAGTGGTCAAGAACAATTTGTTGTAACCCTTGGTGTCAACAACTACACCTGATTTTCTCATATCTTTCCACAACCCGTCAACATGTTCCCAAAAGTTAGGCATGATGTATTCACCCATTGACTGGAAGTCTCTCTTCTTGGTGAAGACAAAGTATCCTGTCACGGTGACATTGCAAGTCTCTGATATCCACTCTAATATGTTCTGAGTCTTCTCGAAGTCGTTTCTGCCATAACCGTTACTAGTTGTGTAAAGGAAGTTCTTGTTGATGTATGGGTCGATGAAACTTCTTGTTCTGTTAGAAGACCAGTAGTAGTCATCGCCTGCCTGAGCCTTATAATCTCTTTGTTCTTCAGTTGACTCTTCAAAGAAGTCACTTCTGAAACTGAACCCATCGGTGATAATTGTTAGAATTGATTTCTCAATACCATACTGTCTGTTAAACTCTGGTAAGAATTTTCTCATAGCAACTAAACACTCGTCAAGAGGTGTGCCACCTAATCTGTAGTTCTCAGGACAACAATGTCTTGAGAATCTTGTATCTCTCCAGTATGAAATATCAGTATCCCATTGTTGAATTGAACTGAATATTGCATTGTACTCATCAGCAAGTTTCACAGCCTTTGGTGAAGTACCCCATACTGACTGAAGGTCATCATGCATTCTGCCAACTAGGATGCAACATAAGTAATCTAGAATCTCTGAGTATTTTCTGTTAGACATTTCGTTGGTCATAATCTCAACTAGTTTTGCCTTGCCACTTGCATAGTCATATCTGTCTTGTCTTGCGATAGAATCTGAGAAGAGATACACTCTGTAAGGAATGTTTACTTTTCTACAGAACTCTGAAAGTATAATTGATTGTTCTAACATGTCGGCACATTCATTGTGAATAGAACCAGACCAGTCAAGTAAAACATTGACACCATGATTCTTGCCGTCTGGAATGTATGTGACTCTTTTGAAAATGTCATCTACAATCTGATACTTAGCAAGTCTATTCATATCAAGGTCACCACTAGTGCCTGTATATGCCTTGGCACTTCTATGTGCATTTTGTCTTAACTCGAACTCTTTTGCCATGTGGGCAACAATCTTTTTGTTTTTGTTTTGAAGATGTTTTCTGTAATGTTTGCCAAGAAGAATAGTGTTACTTCTCTCTTCAAGAGCCTCAGTTTTGTGGTCTTCAGTGTAGTAAGCATCTTCGGCCATCTTTTTGTCGAAGTCACCAGCGACTAACCATTCTTGCCAATCAGCGGCAACTTGTTTGTGAGAGTAAAGCATAGAGTCTATGTCAGCTTCTTTGAATCTAGTTCTCAAGTCGACATTAGTTTTTATGGTTGCAGTTTCGTCAACAAAGTCGTCTTCGTTGTTGTGTGCAAAGTGTTCGGTGATTGACTCTCTAGCACCATCTAACTCATCGTAAGTGCCTTCGAACTTGCCACCCTTAGCACCAAGTTCTTTTAATTCGTTATCAGTCTCTTCGCCTTTCTCATCTACATCTGACTCGGCCTTTGCCTTCTCGTCTTCTTCTTTAGACTCTTCTTCTGATTCGTCATATTCACCAGGCATCTGATTTGATTCTGCATCATCGTCTTCTTCGTCATCTGACTCTTCGATATCAGGCATCGGCATAGTAGAAAGTTTTTCGTCTTCTTCAGTTCTGTCTTCGTTTTCTTTAGAGTA